AGACAGACGGTTTTACTGTAACTGCTGGAAGTTCTGATAATGCTTATTGGAATAACAATACTGCAACCTATGTAGCTTGGTGCTGGAAAGCTGGTGGCTCTGGTTCGTCAAATACTGACGGTTCTATAAATACCATAAAGACGTCTGCAAATACTACATCAGGTTTTAGTATTAATACTTTTACAGGAACTCAAAACGTGGGTACAGTAGGACATGGTTTAGGTTCAGCACCAGGAGTTATGATAGTAAAAAATACTGCAGATTCAAGTGATGCTTGGTATGTTTATCATCAAGGTTTAGCTTCTGATCCAGAAACAGATTATATTATTTTAAATACTACTGCAGCAAAAGTTGATTATAATACTCCGTGGAATGATACAGCACCAACATCATCTGTATTTACAGTAGGAGCAGATGGTGGAAACAATGAAAGCGGTTCAACAATGACAGCTTACTGCTTTGCAGAAAAACAAGGTTTCAGCAAGTTTGGATCCTACACCGGGAATGGTTCATCTTCTGCAAATTCGGGACCATTCGTTTATCTAGGATTTAAACCTTCACTAGTTATAGTAAAAAATACTTCAGGAACAGAAGGTTGGCAAATATGGGATAATAAAAGATCATCTTTTAATGGACAAGGTTCTAATATTAGTCCAAATAGTTCTAATGCTGAAAGCACAGGAGTAAGAGTTCATTTTTTTAGTAATGGTTTTCAATTAGTTTCTTCAGGTGCAGATCAAAATACTGATGGAAATGTATTTATCTACATGGCTTTTGCAGAAGCACCATTCGTAAATTCAAATGGAGTGCCTTGTAACGCAAGATAATTATGCTACAAAAATTAAGATTTCAACCTGGATTTAATAAACAAGTTACAGCGACTGGTGGTGAAGGTCAATGGGTTAGCGGTGATTATGTTCGTTTTAGATATGGTTCACCTGAAAAAATAGGGGGATGGGCTCAGTTAGGCGATGCTACTCTTACTGGAAGAAACACAGCATTACACCATTTTGTTAATGCAAGTGGTATTAAATATGCAGCACTTGGTACAAATAGATTTTTATATGTATATTCAGGAGGAGCATTTTATGACATTACTCCTATTAAAGCTACAACAACTTTAACTAATGCATTTACCACAACTAATGGTGATGCCACAGTTACGTTAACTTTTTCATCTGATCACAATATTTCTAAATATGATATTATTCGTTTAGATAATTTTACAGCTATTACGGATTCTAATTTTAGTTCTGGTGATTTTGATGATACAAATTTTATGGTAACAACGGTTCCAACTTCAACAACACTTACTATTGAAATGGAATCAGCAGAATCTGGTTCAGGAGCTAGTACTTCTGGTGGAATAAGAGTTCAACACTTTTATTCAATTGGACCTGCAACTGAAGCGTCAGCAGCTGGTTGGGGATTAGGATTATGGGGTGGTACTGTAGCTGGAGAAGCTTTTGATACTTTAGATGGAGCATTAACTTCAGGATCATCTAGTATTGTATTAGATGATTCTACTGCTTTCCCTGCATCAGGAACAGTTTTAATAGACAATGAAAGAATTGCTTATACAACAAACACTACTGGTACAGGTACTTTATCAGGTTTAACTAGAGGGTCAGACAACACAACAGCTGCATCACACAGTGATGGAGTAACAGTAACTGATGCTTCTGAATATACTAAATGGGGTGCATCACAAACAGGTGATATTGTTACAGCTCCAGGTTTATGGTCCTTGGACAATTATGGAAATAAATTGATTGCAACTATCGTGGATGGTGCAACTTTTGAATGGGATTCAGATGCAACAGGTGCAACATCTACAAGAGCAACAATCGTTGCTAATGCACCAACAGCAGCAGTACAAACTTTAGTATCTACACCTGATAGACACTTAGTATTTTTTGGAACTGAAACAACTATTGGAACTACAACTACACAAGATGATATGTACATACGTTGGTCGGACCAAGAGAGCATTAATGCCTCAACTTCTTATGCACCTTCAGCAACCAATACCGCTGGTACACAAAGACTGGCCGATGGAACACGGATCGTGGGAGCTATAAGAGGTAGAGATGCGATCTATGTTTGGACTGATACATCTTTGTTTATTATGAGATTTGTTGGTTCGCCTTTTACTTTCTCATTTCAACAAGTTGGAACAAACTGTGGATTGATTGGTAAGAACGCAGCGGTTGAAGTTGATGGTTCTGCTTATTGGATGTCAGAAAATGGTTTCTTTAGATACACTGGTAAATTAGAATCTTTAGCATGTTTAGTTGAAGATCATGTTTATGATGATATTAACACAGTTCCTAAAAACCATATTTATGCAGGATTAAATAACTTGTTTGGTGAAGTTACTTGGTTCTATCCAGGTAGTGGTGCTGCATCTAACAATAGATCAGTAACCTATAACTTTATGGATTCAACACCTGAGCGACCAGTATGGACTACAAGTTCACTTGCAAGAAGTACTTGGGCAGATTCATCTATATTTGGTAAACCTCATGGAACAGAATATGATTCAAGTGCTACAAGTGATACTACAGTTGGTAATACTGATGGTGTGACTATTTACTATGAACATGAAACAGGACAAGATCAAATTAAAGGTGGAGCAAGAACTGGTATTTCAGCAAGTATACAATCAGGAGATTTTGATATATCTTTAGCTCAAGGTGGTGGAGCAGATTTAAGAGGTGATGGTGAGTATATGATGAAAATTAGAAGAGTTCTTCCAGATTTTTTAACTCAAACTGGAGATGCAAGAATTACATTAAACTTGAAAAATTACCCAACAGATGCAGAAGCAAGTTCTTCATTAGGGCCCTTTACATCTTCGACAACGACGACTAAAATAGATACACGTGCAAGAGCAAGAGCGATAGCTTTAAAAGTAGACAACACTAGTATTAAACAACACTGGAAACTTGGTACGTTTAGACTAGATATACAAGCGGATGGGAGAAGATAATGCCTCTTAAAATAGTTAATAAAGAACCAGTAGAATATTATTCGAATTTAGAAGGATCACTAGATTCGTCTTCACCATTAAATTTGAATCAAAATCTTCTTAATCAACAACAACAGCAAAGTCATGCAGAAACATTTTTAGACTTATACAAAAATTCCCCTACTACAAGAGATTATAATATTAATGTTAATGCTGATTTAGCTAATAGAATTTCAGGAGGACTAGGAAGTGTGCCTGTTATAGGTGGTACCTTATCAACAATGGCAGATGTTGCAATGCCCGCAGCTGCTTTTATTGGAAGTCCTTTTTACGATGCAATACAAGGAACTTATAGAGGAATTACAGATCCTGATAAAAGTGTTTGGCAGGCTATTAAAGATGAAAATATAGGATCAACAATGTGGGAAAGAATGTTAGGGGCGTCTGCACCATTGTCAGAACGTTTATCAAATTGGAAAGATGATTTTAGTATATATGGTAAGGCTTTTGCAGGTGATTATATACAGAATCCTAAAATTCAACGATTCAAACAACAACAATTAATGAATCGAAGAAAACAACAAATGCAAAAAACGATTCGACAAGCAGAAGCGGCAGAAGCAGCTAAGAAAAAGAAAATTACTACAGGAGGACCACCAAGTATAACTCAAAAGAAAAACGTTATAACTACAGGTGGACCCCCAAGTATAACTCAAAAGAAAAAGAAAAAGAAAAAATGGACTCCTACTCATCAAACAGGCGGCGGTGGAGGTATACACGGCGGTGGCGGCAGTAAAAAAGGAAGCATGCCTACAGGCACAAAGGGTAAAAACCCTTGGGGTAGAGCAGATGGTGGATTAATAAGACTTTTTAAATACGGAGGATACCTTGGCTAGAATTGTACAATCATTAACGCAACCTTTAGAAAAATACGATCAACAAATACAACAATCATTTGTTAGAGATGTTGATAGTATCGTGCAAAAATTAAACACATCATATCAACAAGATTTAAAAGAAGAGGCGGAAGCAGAAGCTTTCTTTTTTGGATAATGGCTAATACATTCGTCAATAAAAAAGCAGATTTAACTAGTAATAGTGCTACTACATTGTACACTGTACCTAGTGCCACAACTGCTGTTATAAAATCAATACTAGTATCTGAAGATTCAGGTAATGCTGATACTATAACAGTGACTATAACTGATACAGATGATGCTGTATTTAGCTTATTTAAGACTAAATCCATATCTGCTAATGGAACAACCGAATTATTATCTGCACCTTTAGTGGTTGCAGAGAGTGAGATTATAAAAGTAACCGCAGCAACAGCTAATAGACTACATGTCGTGCTGTCTGCGCTTGAAATTAAGCCTAGAACAGTTACATCATAGGCTTGATTTACTTGTGAAAAACAAGTATTATTATAAACCCAGGTGAAATTCCTGCCTTTTAAAATTAACACATAAAAATTATGGCTATAGATTATAACGCAGGAATAAATTCAATAGATGTAGGTGCACATGACATTACCTATTCAGGTAATCAAGGACCTAAATCCCCAGAGCAAGAGAGACAAATGGCTTTTGATGATACACCTAGATTTGAATTACAACCTTTAGAAGAATTATTAGAAGAATTTAGACAAGATAATTATGGTGAAGATCCAAAAAGTATTGATGATTTAAGAAGATTTTTTTATAACAAATACGGACCTAAAGGAATTGCTAAAGTAGAACAAGCAGTTCAACGAGAAGAACAACAAGCACAGATGCAACAAAGAGAAGGCATACAAATGGCTTCTGCTGCTGATCCAATGTTGCAAGATGAATACGACAAGTATGTTATTGAAATGGAAGAACAAGGATTAGAACCAATGTCCTTAGAAGATTTTAGACAACAAGCTGTAGCTGGTATGGCTACTGGTGGGAGAGTTGGACTACAATGGGGAGGACCTCCAGGCGGTGGTGAAACTTCCTATGGAAGTGGTGCTGCAACATCAGGATTAGGTGCAGCAGGTGGAGCAACTAGAAGTGGCGGTGACGGTGATGCACAACGTCATCAAGCACAACAAGAACAAGCTAAATTTTTAAGTGTTCCAAGAGGAAAAGAAACAATTTCACCAGGTACTGGTGTAATTACAAGACCTGATGGTACAGTTGATACTGGTGGAGGTTATATACACAGACCTACAGGTATAGTTTATGATCAAGATTATATTGATAAGTTCATTAATGTAGGTGATAAAGATGAAAAAGAATTAGAAAAATTAGCAAGGAAAAAAAAAAAATATGAAGCAAGTCAAAAAAGAAAAAGAACTAGAATTGAAAATCAACAAAGAAAAAAATTAATAACATTATTAAAGCGTAGAAAAAAACAGGATCCTGACTGGAAAGGAGTTATACCAGAAGGTTGGGAAGAAGATGCAACATTAAATGAATTATATGGATGGGCTAGTACTCAAGATTGGACTGGTAAAGAAAAATATTCTGATTTAGAAGGAAGAGAATTAAATGAATTTTTTGAGAAGCATGGTTATGTTCCAACTTCAAAAGATTTTCCTGGTATTTTGGGAGCAGTATATCCTGAAAAACCTGTTACGTTTGACGAAATAGAACAAGCTTTTCAAAAAGGTAAAGGTAGTCTTTATCATAAAGGTGCTGATGATTATAGAGTATGGTCTCCTGATCCTGATAGTAAAGAAGCTGATTGGCTACAAGAAATGAAAGCATTTTCTCCCATGCAATATGCAAATTATATGGGAATGGATTGGAATCCTGTTACAGGAGAATTTACTAAAAGACAAGATGATGGTTACGGTGGCGTACCAGGTGCAATGGCAGCACAACCAGTATTACCAGTAGTACCAGAAGATCCAGAAGATCCAACTATCCCTGGAACTATTGCTACTGGTCCAATTACAGGACAACTTGGTGGTATACCTGAAGCAAACTTATTAGATTTAGAAAGAATATATAATACTAATAGAGCTGGACTTGCACCTATGTTTACAGCAGCAGATGGTGGAAGAATAGGATACGCTGGTGGTGGAATAGCAGATTTAAGACAAGGATATTTTTTAGGAAAAATTGTTAAAGCAGTTACAAAACCTTTTAAAGGTGCGATTAAATCAGTTAAAAAAATTGCAAAAAGTCCAATAGGTAAAATGGCTTTGATGTATGGTTTAGGTTCTATTCCTTTTGGGGCAAGTAATGCTAGTTT